CGCGGCGGGCCTTATCATGGTCAAGGGGCAGGACGATCTCGAGAAGCCGCTCGACCTCGACATGATATACCCCGGCTCATTCGAGGGGCTGTATATCCTCGACCGCTGGCAGGGCGTAGTCCCCGATGTGGAGTTGACCTTCGAGGGCGGCGAGCCCTTGCCGAAGTATTACTCCATTACGGACGCAACCGGGCACACCGTGGCCCGCGTCCACCACTCACGCCTTGTGCGCTTCACGGGGCGCGACCTCCCGTACCTCGAGCGCGTGGCGGAGCTGTACTGGGGAGAGAGCGAGGTCGAGGCGCTATACAAGGACGTCGTCGCGCATGACAACGTAAGCGCCAACATGGCCGCGCTGACTTTCCGCGCCAACATCAACACCATGGAAGTCCAGAACCTCGACCAGCTGTTTTCGCTCGGCTCCACACAGATGCAGCGGCGATTTTGGAACGTAATGCAGGCACAGAGCGTTGTAATGAGCAACTTCGGTTTCCAGCTTGTCAACAAGGGCGACCAGATGCACAACACGCAGTACACCTTCACCGGATTACAGGAGGTGTACGAGAGCATGTGCCTCAACCTCTGCGGTGCGTCGCACTACCCCATGACCAAGCTGTTCGGGCGCTCTCCCGCTGGGCTCGATTCCACGGGGCAAAGCGACCTGCAAAACTACTATGACTACGTCGACACGTTGCGCGAATCCAAGCTCCGGCCTGCGTTAGAAAAGCTGCTCCCCGTGCTGGCTATGTCCACCTGGGGTGCCGTACCTGAGAACATTGAGATAACCTTTCCGCCGCTGTGGACGCCCACGGCAAAAGAGACGGCGGAGATCACCAAGGCCAAGGCCGAGGCGGTTATTTCCGTGTTCCAGGCCGGGCTCATGGGCGCGGACACGGCGCAAAAGGAGCTCAAGCGCCTTGCGGACGAAACCGGTATGTTCGGCAGCCTCACCGACGAGGAGATCGCCGCCAACGCCGGGAAAACGTATCAGGACGTAACTGCACTGCGTGACCCGCTCGCCGGGCTGGGCTTTGGGGAGTGATAAGCAGTGGCGACTATCAGCCGCCCACACATGTCGGATGAGCTTGAGCGCCTTATAGCGATATTCCTCAAGGCCGAGACCGACATTATAAACGAGATAGCGCGGCTGCGAGAGGGCGGCCTTGTAGATTACCACGCCGAGGCCGCGCTTGCCCGTGTGCAGGCGATACTTCGCAGCCTTGAAAATGAGTCCTGGGAGTACGTGCCGCAGATGATAGAGCGCCAATTCTACGTCCAGCACCCGGAGGCGCGGAAACTATACGAGACGGTAAAAAAGCACACGGCGGGATATGAAAATGCCGGAACGCTCACCGCGGCACAGACGGACATAGTTCAGCGCCTCACGATGAACCTCATGGGTGAAATCACAGAGGCAACCGCGACCGTCGGTGCCTCGCTTGAGGCGATGCTCATCGGGCGCACGACCCCGGACATATTCCGGCGCGTGGGCCTTGAGCAGGTGGCCAGCATGGAGGCGACGGGGCAAGGCGCGTTCAAGATGACCCGTCAGTTTATCGAGGCACTCCGCCGCGAGGGCGTGACCGCGTTTGTCGACAAGGCAGGACGGCGCTGGAGCCTGCACACCTACGGCAGCATGGTGCTGCGCACAACGTCGCGTCAGGCTGAGGTGTTGTCCGTGCTCACGCGCGACCCGGAGCAGGACCTCTATCAGATCAGCAGCCATAACACCACCTGCAAGCTGTGCGCGCCTTACGAGGGCCGCGTATACAGCGCAAGCGGCACAGACCCCGACTTCCCGCCGCTGGCTGACGCATTCGGCATCATGGACCCGGCTGGGCCGCGGACGCTGGCCAATACATGGCTCAATATCCACCCAAACTGCTTACATTCATTAATCCCGTGGACAGCCGCGGGACGCTCGACGGATGAGATACAGCGCATAAAGGATTTTTCCAATCCGGCGCGCAACCCATACAGCGTCGACCCGCGCAGCCAAAAACAGATAGAGGCGTACCGCAAAAAAGAAGCGGGCCGCGCGAAATGGTTGCGAGACTACCGACAATGGGAGGACTATCGCGTCGCCATACCCGAGGCCACGCCCAAGACCTTTGCCACGTTCCAGAAGCACAAGCTGGCCGGCGACGATAAATACAAGGCATGGGTGCAGAAATACAAGGAGGTAACGTCCAGTGACATATCTTGAACTCCTACAAAAAAATCTTGTTGACGAGATAGAGGCCACGCGGTCCTACGCCGCAACAATGGCCGTTGCGCCGCTGGGAGATATCCCCGTGCTGCTTGAGCTGCTCGCGGACGAGACGGACCACATTGCGCATGTGTCCACGCTCATATCTCAGATTACAGGCGACGACTACAACTACGCGGAGCGCGTCACGGGGGTGGAATAAGTGGCCATCGCATACTACGGCTCGCGCATATCGCCGAACCAGATAGAGACGGCGGAGGGCTATCTGATTTGCCGGTCCGTCCCCATCGCGCGCACGGGCGACCAGGAGTACACGGCCCGCGAGGTTATGCAGGACGGAGACCCCGGTCAGACGGTGATCGTGCACCGCCGCCCCGAGGATGTATTTGCAGAGGAGACCATAGCGAGCTTTGAGGGCAAGCCGGTTACCGACGATCACCCCCCGGAGAACGTGCAGGCCGAGAACTTCGCGTCATACGCCAGAGGCCACGTCCAGAACGTGAGACAGGCCGGGGATAATCTGGTGGGGGATGTATACATCACAGACGCCAAGCTCGCCAGCGACGTTAAACACCGCGTCAAGAGAGAGATCTCCTGCGGGTATCAGTGCGACCTCGTGCCGGATGGAGCGGGGGGCTACTATCAGACCAATATACGGGGCAATCACGTTGCCGTCGTCCTGAGAGGCAGGGCGGGGCACGATGTTGCAATACACGACGCCGCCAACACTGCGGCAGAAGGGAGAACAAACACCATGAGCAAATTCACGAAGGGCGTTCTTGCCGCGTTCGGTTCGGCGGCGAAGGAAGCGAGCCCGGAGGAGCTGGAGGCCATGACCACCATTACGGCCTCGGCGCTGGACGCTGCACCCGCCGAAGAGGCGCCGGAGGCGGACCCCGCCGAGAAGAAGGCTGAACCCTCCCCCGCAAAGGATGAGCCGATGAAGGACGAGGTCGTCTACAAGGAGCAGAAGGGCGTTGACCTCGGCACCAAGATTGACCGCATCCTCGAGCTCCTGGAGGGCATGATGAAAGGCCGCGAGGAGAAGCACATGTCGGACGAGACTGACCTCGACGAAATCATCGAAAAGCTGACCGGCAAACCCGAGGATCCCGACGAGGCGAAGATGATAGGCGCCGAGGACGCCAAGTGCGGCGCAATGCCCGCGGCTACAAAAGACGCCGCCGTCGAGCTGCTCCGCCGTGTGCGCCCCGCCGTCGCGGCAATCGAGGACAAGGCCGCCCGCGCCCGCGTGACCGACGCGCTGCTCGGCGCCGTCAAGGGCGACAACGCAATGACCGCCATCGCCCAGGCAGCCTATGACAGCGCCGCAGCTGCAGCCAAAAGCACCAGCCGCAGCACCTTCGACCAGATTTGTGCGGAGTCCGAGGCGGCCTACGCTGCGATGAACCCGCACAAGACGAAGTAAAACCAAATAACCAACCACGAC